GGAATGTTATCGGGGTTATCAAGTGTTATTCTACCTATGTTGGAGCTAAAGGATACCAAAAAGATGACGAGCGATTTGAGCAGCTCAGAGAAATTGGTCAAGAGTATGGAGCCACTACAGGACGACCAAGGCAAATTGACTGGCTCAACATCCAAGAAGTTATAACTGCTTGTCAAATGAATGGTGTTACTAAACTCATCATTAACAAAATGGATGTTCTTCGACAAGTTATTAGTGCTTGGAATTATTATGAGAATGGAATGTTGATTTCTTGTTCTGATGAGGATACATTCATTTCAAATATCTTGAAAGAAATAAAGATCTATCTTCCTAACACTGAAATAGAATTCCAAGGACAACTACATTGAAATTTAAGTTGAATAAGGCAGAACATCTTGTATGTTTTGCCTTGCTTAATAAAATTGAGAAATCTAAGCTATCGATGCGAGAAAACAAAGCATCATCTAGTAGTCTTATATTTCATTCTTCTGATGGCAAGTTGTATGTGCAGTCAGAAAATAATTTTTGCTGCTCTAAGTTTTTACTAAAGAATGTTGAACCTACAGAAGATGGCACTTTTGGGTTAGATATATCTTCTTTTTTTAATGCTGTAAATATTTTTCCAACAGAAGAAATACAGTTTATTTATAATGTTGAAGATAATTTACTCATTTTTGGAAATAAGAAAACAAGAGTGTCTTTGGCTTCTGCACCTGTCGATAACTTCACAGTAGATTTTTCCAGTAATTTAGAGCCTTTGGACATTACTGTTGATGATTTTGTTCACAGTGTTAAGATGACTTCATTTTCTTGTGCCCCAGATTTTGATGAGCATCCTTATACTTCTATTCTCTGGTTTATTGAAGATGGTAAAATTAATACTCAATCTTCAGACAAACATAGAATTAGTGTGTTTGGCAAGAAGTATGAATTACAGCCATCTTACTTAATTTCAAAAACTATCTCTGATATTGTTTTGTATTATGTGGAAAAAGTATCAGGAGTTGTCTTTTCTCTCTACAACAACAAGCTTTATCTATCTTGGGATGGTGGAGAATTGTTTTGTAATCTTGAGAAGAATACTTTTGAAAAGATATTCTCAAATTTTAATCAATTCTTTAGTAATCATTTTTTCTTATCTCTTGAGTTAGAAAAAGATGCATTAGTTAAGTCAGTAAAGTTTGTGTCGAGCATTGCAAATTCTCATATGATAAGCTTGGGTCTAGATATCAATAAGCTTGTAATTTCTGGAAACAGCAATGAAAAAAATGCAGTGGTAGATACAATTGAAATAGAGAATGATGAACTATTTTCAGTCTCGTATGTATCTTCTCATTTAATCAGAGCTTTGGATTTACTTGACAATAAGAAAATTAAACTTAATTTTATCAAGCATAATGACTTTATTTTATTAATGTTAGAAGCAGAAAACTTCAAGCACATATTGTTTCCAATGGATTAAAATGTTCCCAAGAATTTACTATGGATCAACCACTATAGCATTGAATAAGATCAAGGAAGAATTCCCTGGTCTTATTCTTTGTATCGATAACAATGTTGAAAAGATTGTCAATGATTATTCTAAATTCTTTGATATGAATAATATTTATATCCACACAAATATTTCCAATGAAGATATTAAACTCATTCAAGAGAAGAGTGAGAAACTAGGAATCAAACACATCATCTTATATGAGGATGATAGCTTTGATGGTAGATTATCTCTCATTGCCAAAGCTAAGAAAAACAGCTTGATTTTTGATTGTAGTTATCCGCTTGCTGGAGATTCTAACTCATTAAAGCGCCATATCAATAATTTTGTTATGAAAAACAATGCAAATATAAATGGCGAGACCTTGAATCATTTAGTTCAAATTTGCCCTATTTTACGTATTAAATCAAAGCAATCTGGTAGCAAGAAAGAAATTCTTTGTTACGATATTGATATTTTATTTAAAGAACTAGAAAAGATCATTTCTTACACAGATAAAATATTTTTGCGTGATGTTTCAAATGCTTCTTTTAATGAAGAATGCGACATATTCGAATTTATCGACAAACTGATGAATAAAGATCTAGACTATTGCTTGACAAAGATTGATCTATTAATTGATTCTATGGGTGAGCAAGGATTTTTATTGGTTCTCTTAAGCCAATTGAATTTTATGCTTGTAATATCAGAAACTAATAAGACTTTCCATCCGTTATCAGAAGTTCAAGAAATTGTTGAATTACGGGATATTTTAGGCAAGTATTTAGATGATGAATACAAAGAGCCTACATTCACTGTTAAAGCTCAAAATCCAATTAGAATTCGTATTCAATCAAGCAAAGAAAATTTATATAGTCCAGCTGAGTTTTCTAAAATGATTACCTTGGTAGTAGATAGCATTATTGATTTACGTACCAATGGTTCTGTCAATCATTCAGTGCCAATATTAATTTCAAAACTCACCTCTGTATAATTTTTTTATGGCTGATCATAACTACGACGAAATTAATAAATTACTATATAAGTACAAAGCTGGTAATGATTCGGCTTTATATGAATTGTATGAATTTTACAAACCCTTATTTATTTCATCCGTAAAAAGAATTATCTATAAAGAACCTAGACTTTCTCCTTACAGAGAAGATATTTTGGGCGATACATTATTTGTTTTTATTAAGTTGATAGACCAATATGATCCCAAATTATCTTATTTCTCATACTTCTTATCTACTAGAATTGATATAAATTTATTTCGTTATATTTCTGACAAATATTTTCCAAAAGAAGAGTCAGTAGAAGAAGTAGAATTTCAAGAACAATATGACGATCCATTTAATAAAATTGACAATGTAATTTGCATTCATCAAGCTTATGAAAAATTAAATGAGAAAAGCAAAGAAGTGATACAAGTTTATTTCTTTGAGCAATTAGATCAAAAAGAAGCTTCTGAAAAGTTAGGAATTACTCAAGGTGCCTTTTCTAAAAGACTATCTAAAGCGCTTGAACAAATGAAAAATATATTGGGAAAAGATTTCCTTTTTGATTAATGGAATATATTTTTTGATTTCTCGTATTATATAAATATGTTCCACAAAAACCTCTAAGACATTATAATTGCGTCTGGAGGTTTTATTATTTAAATAAGTTCCTTTATTGGTGGGGATCAAAAATCAAAGGGAGATAAGAGAAGTGTCTGAAAACAACTCAAATGACATGATTTACAACTGGCGCAATGAATTACGTTCACATAGTGATGGTGTTCTTATTGTTGCAAATAGTCAAGCTCAAAAATACAAAAATCAAGGTTTCGATAAGTCCGAAGTTGTAGAATTGCTCGCAGCTGATAATTTTGATTTAGACGTTGCTAATAGAATCGCTTCAAAGTTATTTGATTCTGCTGAAGAAGTAGAACAAAACACTGCTATTGAAGTTGCTGTAGTTCCAACTAGATATTCTGACTGTGCTCCTGTTATTGAAAGATCATTAACTAAATTGTCTGCAAAGGAGTTCGTCAAGAGACTTTGTGGTGGTCCTCATTCAATTGTAAAGACTGATGAAAAGGGATTAGGATTCTGGTTAAGAATTACTCAAGCTGCTAAAGATAGTACTTCTGGGAAGAATCATTTACACGCATCATTAAGACCTTACATCGAAGAAACACTTCTAAACAATGTTCTTTTAGCACAATCCCAAGAAGCACAAATCAAGACTGCTTCAAAAACCAAATTTGTTGTATCTATGAAGAAGGGGACTGCTGAAGTTGATTTATCAAATGCAACTTCATCAAGCGACAAATTTATTGCTGGAAATTATATTGATTTTGGGCTTGCTGATGAATTTATGGTGAAGGCTGCTGATACAGTTTCACCATATCAGAGATTGAAAAGAGCTCTCAAAGACTAACTCACACTCTAAACTATTGAACAAGCCGCTTTTATGCGGCTTGTTTGTTTTGTATAACTAAAGAAATGGAATCAAAAAAAGAAACTGTAGATGCACTCATTGTTCCTGATGAAGGGCCAAAGAAACCATCTAAAATGTTCAGGGATTTGAAAGAAGGGGACAAACCATTAATGCCTCTTCCCCCTGATAATATGAGTGATATATCTTATCCTCAATTTATGGAACCAAGATGCGCAATTTGTACTTCACCTTTCAGAGATTTGGTTGAACACGTATATCTTGATTCTGGACGTAAAAATCAATCAGTAATTAGATTCTTCCTACAGTATTTTGATGCACAGATGAACTGGATGCAGATAAATACTCACATGGAGCAACACTGTGATTTCAAAAAAATCTCAACTTCAGGTCTTAAGAATTACGAGCAAAGGGAAGAACTCATTGCTCCTTGGATTTTTCGTGAACATCATCTTGCCTTAACTGCATTACTTGTAGAACTTGATGATGTAAGAGGAATTGACTGCTCTAAAAATAATGATATGAAACTCAAAAGAGCAGCGATGGTAGAGAAGTTAATTTCTAAAATCTTACATTTAAAAGAAGTAAGAGATAATCAAGGTATTTACAATATTAACATTTTTGAAATCTTAGCAAAATTGCACGAAAAAATGGATTCTGAAAATGATAAAAGAATTATCAGAGAAGAAATTGTTGCTTTGAGAGAAAAGATCCAACAAGATAATTAATGAGAAAACAAACACAAGTTCCTAAATCTCCAACAGAATTAAGAAACCAATTACTTCAACAAGCCAATACAGTTACAGAATTATTTAAGGGTACTGAATATGCAGATGATTTTGTTGACGAAATTGCTCCTGCCACAAGATCAGAAGTCGCTCCTCCATTAAAGCCACCTAAAGACAGATTTAATCCTGATCAAATTGTAGATATTATTACATTTATCGAACATCCCTATTTTTGTAATCTAAGACCTTATCCTTGGCAAAAACTTATATTAAAGTGTTTTTATATGGGACAAGAAGGCAATACTAATCTTGTAATAAATGAATCTGATAATCAAGAAGATTGCAAGGGGTGTGTTTGGGATTATGTTCAAAAGAATGAGAATGAATTCTTAAAAGCTCGTTCAGAAAGTAAGCAATTTAAAACAATTTTCAATGTTGTCAATTCTCCTTGTTTGCAATGTAAACGTCTTAATAATAATGTTAGAGAGGAAAGATATAAATTTGCTAAAGATGAAGCTACAAATCCTGATGCAGAAAGACAAGTAGAAGTATTAGAAGCAAGACCAATTATTGATGGTTTTCAAAGTGAGTTTGATTTACTTTATTCTGAAGAATTTGATCCAAAATTGAGAATGCAAGTTCAAGAGAAATGCACTAAAAGATACAAATTTGAAGAATTAGTTTTAGTACTTGGTAGACGTTCAGGAAAATCGTTCCTAGTGTCTGCTATGGCTCTTTATGAATTATATAGATTAATTTCTATGGGACACCCTCAAGCTAGATATGGTTTAATGGAATTTGACGAAGTTGTTATTCTTAATGTTGCTCGTAATGAAGAACAGGCTAAAAAAGCAATCTTCTCTAAAATCAAGCAAACAGTTTTAGCTTCTCCATTTTTTGCACCTTATATCGGCAAAGATACAGAGCTTGAAATGCGATTCTACACTGAACACGACAGAGAAGAGAATGTAAGAAGAAAAGAGCAAAATATCAATCTTTTTGCGGGTTCTTTAGTTTTGCGATGTGGTTCTAGTAATGCTTCAGGTCTCGTTGGTTTAACTTGTTGGACAATCATTATGGACGAAGTTGCAGCTATGGCAGGAGACAACCCTGAATCTGGTGTTGACTATGCTCTTTATGATGATTTAAAGCCATCTCTTGCTACATTTGGTAAAGATGGAAAAATGATGCTTCTTTCCAACCCTAAAGGTCCTCTTGGGTTACTTTATGATTTACACGAGAATAGACAAGAAGATCCTACTACACTTGTTATGAGACTTCCAACTTGGCTTACTAATCCAAACATTGATAAAGAGTGGTTAGATGGTCAAAAGAAGAAAGATCCTCAAGAATTTCAAATGCAATATGGTGCAGAATTTGGAGCATCATCATCTGATCCAATGTTTAATTCTGAAGATATTGACAGAATGTTCTCTTCAATGTCTATGGTAAAAAGAAAAGAACAAGCAGAAGGACATTTTGAATATTTCTGTCACTTGGATCCCGCACGTACATCTGACTATTATGCTCTTGTAATTGCTCATACTGAAAATATGTTTGGTCAAATTGGTCCTGACTTTCAACCATTGAAAAGAGTTGTAATTGATCACATTCATTTTTGGAATCCTAGGACAAAAAATCAACCTGTTAAAGAGAAAGATGTTGAAGATTATGTTATTGAATTACATAGAAAGTTCAAATTTAAACAAGTAAGTATTGATCAATGGAATTCACAATCTTCTCTGATAACTTTGCAATCAAGAAGAGTTCCTATTGTAGAGCGTCAATTCAATAAAGAATATAAAGAGAAAATTTATACCGAACTTTCTCAACTAGTTCGAGATGACCGAATTGATATTTATGATTTATCTGGTGGTGAATATCGAGATTTAGATCACAGATTGATATCTTTGAATGAGATTCAAGAAGCTAAAATTCAGTTTTTGTTTTTACAAAAGAAGTGGAAAGGTAAAAGATATTACATTGAAGCATTGTCTGGATATAAAGACGATATTTGTGATGCTGTAGCTGCTGTTGCTTACGAATGTCTTACTTCAAAAATTATGTTTAGATTACCAAAATCAAAAATGGTCAATTTAAATAGGCGATAAAGGTTATTTTTTTAAATAATAAGAACAAATCATTATGTCTAACAATATCAGAACAGCTCAGTTTGGTGGTGTAGGCGGCGGGGGGAATGGCTCTGCTTTTCAGCCTGGTGGTAGCCCTATAGGTCGTGGTGGATCTAATAGAGGCGGACACGAGATTAATCTTTATGTTGATGAAGATGCCAGTTTTGATAAATTATTGAGAAGAACACACCTTGAACCTGATAATAGAGATGTAAATATTGAGTCGAGACTTACTCCTCAGCACAAACATTATGAAGAGATGATTCCATATGAATTAACTCCTGAAGAGAGAATGAGAGCTAAATTTAGAGCTCAACTTCATAATTATAAAAACTCACTTGAAAATGCTGCTAATAGTTTAATGAAAAATAGTCCGGCTTACATAAAAGAACATTATCATCCTAAAGCTGAACATATGATGACTATGGAGCAATCTTTAGAAGATCGTCATAAATATAATAAAGACTTCAAATATCCAAGAGAAGAATACAAAGATCCTGATAAACCAGAAAGATTACATTTTGCTATTTCGGATCAAGCTATGAACCGTGTAGCTGAAGATTATGCAGTTAGAAGAAGAAACAGACTTACTGATGAATATCCAGAAGATAGAAATCAGTTTGATGAAAAACAATTTTCATATGCTCCTATTGGCAAAACACCAATCTTAATTCAAGGTGAAGATATTGATATTTATATGCAAGACTTGATGTCTGTTAATACTCCTGATCACGATGGATTCCAGGAATATGAGCTTAAGGATACTGTTTTAACCTATCCTGAGCCAGATGGTAAAGCAAATGTACACGCTCCAAAAGATATTGCACCAGAACCAGAAGAAATGAAAGATGTTAATGTTTTTATGTCTTTAGAAGGTCAAATGCATCCAAACAAGAAATTCACCACTTACCTTGATTACAACGATCAATCCTTAAAAGAAGACAAAGGTGTAGAGGAAGTTTATGATGGTTCCGCCTTTTATGGAATTAGCGGTCATAGTTTGTAAAGGTAAATAAAGAGAGAGTTAACAACAACAAATTATGAAAGCAAATTCAATCCAAACATTAATCAAGCTTTGCTCAAGATTAGACAAAACAGGACACTATTCTAAAGCTGATCTTTTGTTTGAAAAAATTGCTCAATACTATCCCCAACAATCAGTGACTCAATCGCCAAATGTATCTTTAGTTCCTTATGAAGATATTGAAGAAGAAACAAAGCAAAATGATTTCTGGCGACAAAAAATCAACCCAAGAAAAATTCCAAAAGAATATTTTGACTTGGGCGGAGAAGCTGATGGTCAAAGTATCGAAGGTCAACTACATGGACCAGACAATGTTCCTGGACCAGCATATATAGACCCAGGTAATCCAGCTTCTAGTCCATCAATGGCAATTCATAGTGGAGAAGACTTATGCGACAAATTCTCTTGGGAAGAAACTTATGAGAAAAATGTTGATGAAGGAAACGCTTGGAAAAATAGAATACCATACAGATAAGGAATAAAATTATGCCTATACCAATCAAACCAGTTCACTCTTTAGACTTACATGCAGAATTATTTGACGGACCATCAATGGAAGGCCTTGGATTATCAGATATTCAAATTCAACTTCTTGGTGTTTCACAAGCTCCTAAGAAAATTGAAGCTGCTAAATTAAGTGAAAAATATCTAGATATGCTCAAGTCAATTGATGCAAACACTGATGCTTTAGTTACTGCAGCTAGTTATGTTGCTTTGCACAAAGATAGTACAGTTTGTGGTGTTCCAACAGAAATTTCTGACAACGATCTTTTAGCTATGAAAACAGCTGGATTACTTACTGGTTATGGAAGATCTGTAGAACTTACTGAAAGAGCAAGATTAGCATTACGTGATCATTATTTAAGCATAGATAATGTTAATGAGTTTAGAAAGCAAAGAACAAAAGATAGATTTGACCTTGATCAAGCAAGAAGTGTAAAAGCATCTTCAAGTAAATTTAAGAAAGTTGGTTCTTGACTCACTAGCAAAGAATTCCGTGATGAATTCGATGTTAGGTTTGTAGCAGACACAGATAAATTAAGAACTAAAGGCTTGATGAATGCAGAGCCTTTAGATGATTATGAAGTAGTATTTTTTACTTTTGATTATCCAGATTGCTATTCATTTTGGAATAAAAACGTATCATTTGCACTTTCTTTAGCATTTTTAGATAAAGATTATAAGATTGTGGATATAAAGGATATGGAAGCAGATGACCCTAAATCTGTATCTCCAGATTCGAACAATGTTGTATTTGTTGTAGAAGCAAAGAAAGGATTGTTCAAAAAATTAGGCATCGGTGTTGGAGATAAATTGTTTTTGAAGGGCAAGAAAGTAATTTTCAGTAAAAAAACATAAATGGATGCATTAAAGGAATTTGAGCATTAAATTTAGAAATTTTCTTAATGTATTTTTTCTTGAGGAGAAAAATTAATTATGGCAGATAGAATTTTCCCAAACAGATTTCAAGAAGATCCTCTTGATTCTGACTTGGTATTTCAAGGAATCGATTGGGATAACTTTAACCAAAGATTAGCTGAAGCAAAAGAGCCAAAAGAGAACAAGGGTCTTAAAGCACTCTTAGACTCTATTGGTGACGAAAAAGTTGATATGTTGCAAGAAGCTGGTTCTTCTTACGCAAAAGAAGATATGGAAGATGAATCTATGTCTGAAGATATGGAAGACGAATCAATGTATCACAATTCAACCAAAATGGCTAAGAAAGGTCTTCCAAAAGGTTTAAGAGACTGGATGTTAGAGAATGGCAAGGGCAAGAAGAAGTCTAAAGATTCTGAAGATAAAGATGAAGATCATGAAGATCATGAAAATCATGAAGATCATGAAGATGAAGAAGAAAAAGCTGACAAAGGTCCTATGACTAGAAAAGGCCCTAAGTCCAAGTCTGAAAAGAAAGCTTATCATTTCAATCATGCATCACAATTATCAGCTGAAGCAGTAGAAGCTGCAGTGGCTGCTGGTGATGAAGATCTTAAAGAAGCTATTCTTGCTGCTCGTCACGACAGAAGAGTTAGATTAGCTGGCAAGATTGAGCGTCAAGTAACAGCTCAACAAGAAACTAATTTAAAACTTGCACAAAGAAGAGCTTACAGAGAGTCATTGGTTCAAAGAGTTGCTGAAAAGATGGAAGACAAGAAAGAAGCAGCTATGGACAAAAAATGTGAAAGCGGTTATGCATCTGATAAGTCAGAAATGAAAGAAGCTAAAGCATTCTCATCTGCTGCAAGAAAAGCATTTGCTGCTAAAGCCCTTGCTGAAGGTTTTCCAATTGAATACATTAACGCAAGATTAGGCGAAACATCAACTCCTGCAGTTGACAAATTGTCCGATATCAAGAATGTTCTTGCTTCTGACCTCAACACAAATGTAAAGGTTGCTGCAGCTTCTTCAATGATCAAAGTTGCAACTCTTTCAGACGCAGACTATTCCAGAATTGTCGATTACTGGAAGAATGAACTTGGTTATGGCGATCAAGAGTGGATTGATGCACTCTTTACCAAAAAATACGACAAGTAACAATTACCATCCTCAAGAAAAATAGTCCCAGGGCGAAAGTCCTGGGACATTCTTGAAAAGTAATATCAGGATAAAATAAACATGAGCAGATTTAGAAAAGTATCAGAAATCGATAATATTCCAACATTTTTGGAAAAGAGATTTATTGGCGCTCAAGTTGAAGTTGAAGAAGATCCATACGCTGAGTTAAAGAGAAATTCAACTGCAAATAGACAATCAATTTCTAAACAAAATATTGGTTTCACAAAAGAAGCAAACAATATTAACAAATCTTGGGAAAAGATTCAAGGCGCATCAACTTATCAAGACTTAAGAGATACTACACTTGAAGATAGAATTCTTTCACAAGATTTTGGTGCTATTAGAAGAGCTGGTTCACAGTTCGACGATGGAGAAACTGCAAGAACTACAACTAGTGGTTTGAAAGCATTTTCATCTGACGAATATATGAATGCTATGCTTTCTAGATCAGCATCTATTTTTAACCCAGATATGATTGCAATTTCAGAAGAATTCTTGAATTCACAAGCTTCTACCAGTGAACAATCTATTGTTGAAAATCAAAGATTGAGAGAAGCTAAAGCAACTCGTCACAAAGCTTGGGAAGAAAGCCAAATCAGCAATCTTAGACAATCTTCTGTAGTTTCTTCAAGAGCACATTCTATCTTGAGAACATCTTCAGACAATGAATTCAATTCAACATTTGGAATGATTGATCCATCTGCTCTGGACAATCGTGAATCAATGAGAATTGCTAATCAAGAGAAGAACAGAAATGAAAGAATGGCAATCAAGAAAAATATTCAAAGTGATATGAGTAATAAATCTCAATCAAGAGCGAAAACTGTCAATGAAATTTATAATAGTATTGACATTAATTTCGATGATATTGACTAATGAATAAACTGTCTCAAACCGCTCCACCTTTAGCGTCAAATCCGGCAAATGGAATTAATAATATTCCTTTAAATGGTGAAAGTGTTGAAGGTGTGACAAAAGATGAAATGAGACAGTTAATGAATAAGGTCAAATCTGCTAATGATAATTTCAGTGAACTTTCAAATGAAGTCACTGTCATAGCAGACAAAGTGCAAGATAAAAATTTAAAACATCAATTAGATAAGTTATCAAAAGCACTACTTATGTCAAATAGTAATAGGACTAGAACAAAAGATCCAATTACTCAAGAATTAGATCCAAGCTATTCTGATATAGCAAATAAGATTGAACAAACTTATTTATCCGAGGCTAAGAACGTGTACAACAATTCCAAAACAGCACAGGTCAAAAAGAAAAAGAAAACTAGGGGCAATCCATTCCGTGTTTTAATGGGTAAAGTGGGTAAATTGCTTGATCACGGTGTTGAAAAAAGCGACATAGTTAGATACATCTCAAAACTTAAGTATTGGAATAAAGAAACAATTGAACGTGCAATTGACATTGTTAAAGAATATAACAAAAAATTAGAGCAAGACAAAGATAAAGACGAAAAGTCAGAAAAGTCAGAAAAAACTGCAGATACTGTTGATCTTGGCAAATTAGTAAAACAAAAAGAAGAAGTTGAGAGAAAAACTAAAGATGTCGAAGAAACAATAGAAATGATTAATGACACTGAAGAAAAAGGCAATAAAAATGCTTCAGTTAAAATTGCTTCTCTGAATTATGATGCAAAACCGAACTTTGAAAAGAGATCTACGCCTGAGTTAATTATGAGAGCTTGTTTTCTTATGGATTTACAAGATTATTCTAAAACAACAAAACAAGGCGATTTCAAAGATGCTGCTGATAAGAAAGGCGTTAGTGAAGAACTAAAGCAACTCAAAGCAGCTCTCAAAGATAGAGGTTTTGATAAAGAAGAATTATCGAATTTAGGATTGGGTAAATAATTATGGACAAGGGATATAAAATCAAAGCTACATACGAGACTCACGATCCTAAAAAAATTCAAGATATTATGGACAAAAAACCATTAGTTGGCGGAACTGGATTACTTAGTATGCTTCAAGACACAATTGCTGGACTTGGAGATGGTGATTCTACGCCAATGTCTTCTCCTTTTCACGTTTTAAATATGAATGATTTTGGTGATGATCCAGTAATTTCAGCTTTTAAAAATATGGGTGGACCAGAAAATATCGTAAAGATTGTCGCCCTTCCTGAAAAAGAAGCACATCATCATTTGCATCACGCTTTTAATAAATTGAATAATATAAAATTAGCAGAAGAAAGAAATACTCTTCGTTATGCATATATGGCTTTGCAAAACTTTTTGAACAAGAATAATGAAGCAGCCAGATTAGAAAGAGTAGCATACAAATCAACAGATAAATCTGCTGGATATTGGCAAATCGAAGCCATCAATTCTTTGGATAAACTCAAGAAATTTGCAGCCACTTCCTTGAGAATTTCTAAACTTGAAAGTGCTAGAAATGTTGTTTTATCAGGAAACAAATTACAAACTACTAAAGTATCAAACTATTTACATAATTGGTATTCAGAAATCACACCAAAAGAAAATAGAAGAGTAGCTTACACATCATTATCAACGCAAGCTAATGAACCTTATTTACTTTGCCCTAAAGGTAAATTTCAAGGATATAAATCTCCAATCCCTATGGAAATTTCAAAGTGCCGTGAGAACTGTATTGACTCCAGAGTTGATAAAGAAGGACACGTCACTTGTGCATATCAAGATTGGCTCAAAGTAGCTTTCCAATCACATGATGAAGTTATGGCAAGATTAGATGTTCATAAACATCCAGATAACGAAGCTAACGCCCTTGAACTCAAAGAAGGCGAAAGATCTAAAAAACTTACTGAAGGTGAAATTGGATTTGAAGCAAGATTTGAGAATTCAGATAGGGGCGCAAATAAAATCAGAGGCAAGCAAAATGTCGATGATTCTAGAGAAAAACAATTATCAGATGCCAAACAATCAAGCTATGGTCATCAACAAGGCGATAAGCCAGTTATGCGCCCAAAACAAGCTCAAACTGATTCTAATAAAACAATTGATTCACAATTACCAAGAAAAGATCAAAAGGGCACAGATTATCTTGAAATGCTTTTGAGGAAATTAAATGGCAAAGAATCTGTAACAGACGAAGTTAGAGAAAATCAACTTGATTCTGATGGTCTTTACAATCATCGTGGTGAGATGGAAGAATCTTATGCTGATCAATTAAATGTAAAGGGTAAAGATCCAATCAATTACAGAGATGAATTGAATAAGGATAAAGATGAGCCAAAAGATTCTATTATTCATCAATTAGATAAAAATATTACTGCTTCTAAAAAAGAAATGAATCAAGAACAAATTCTCAATGAAACCAGAAAGAAAAATGTTGTTGATGTCCCTAGAGACAAGCAATTAGAAGACAGAAGACAAAATACAAAAATTACCAAAAATATTGAAGCGCTTTTAGATGCTGAAGATGAAGACAGTATAGGTCATCATTTTTCAGAAGAAGATCTCAAAAGATTTGCTGATGAACTTGGTTTAGACTACATTATGGAATCTAAAAGAGAAGAATACGACGATGTGGTATAAGCAAGTTCTAGCCCAATTTGGTGGTGGTGTTAATTTTTCAGAAGAAGAAAAAGTTGATTCTCAAAACAATTCTGAAATTGACAACATTAAAGATGTAGACAAAGAACCTGCTGGATTATATGATGAATTGTCAGGCATTCTTGAAAAAATGGGCAAAACACTTGATGAATATTACAGTATGAATCAAATTCAACAAAAAGAAATTTGGGATTTACTTGTTGATCGTCCTCACAGAATGACTATGGATAACACCGGGAATTTTATCAAGTCTCCACAATCTGCATCAAATGAAGCACGTAGACATTCTCCGTATCATGAGAATCCAGAAGAAACAACCTTGGAAGAACAACTTAGAGGATCTCAACAAGAAAATAACAATAGAGATCCGCAAAGTATGGCTTCTACAGAAAAAGGTAATAGTTTTCAACATTTTAAGAATGGAGAAGGATATTATCAAGCACTTAAAGGCAAACAAGATCCTATCCTTTTTGGAAACAAACCTTCTAATCAAACTTGGTATTAAGTTATATATTTTTAGAACGGTATAATATATGTTATGGCAAATAGAACATCATTGGCTTCTGCTATTAGAACAGCAGCAACACAAGTATCAGGAGCAACCTCAACTTCTACAACTGTAAATAGAAATTATGCAAGCAGTAGAATTGGTCTAGGTTTAGGACCTGGCGTAACAAGAACTGCTAGTTTAAATACAGTTACTACAGCTCCTAATTTCTATTCGCCATTCTTAACTCCATCATCATTCCAAATTCCAAATGCTCGTCGTGAAGTTTATCTTTGGGCTAACTGGTGGAGAAATAACGAGCCAAAAATTGCTGCAGCTGTCAATTTTTACACCAACTATCCATTCTCTGGTTGGAAATTAGAATGTTCTTCTTCTTACGTGAAAGACTATTTTGAAAAATTAGTAGAATCACTTAACTTTCAAAAATGGCTTCCTGAAATTTCCAAAACATATCACTTGCTCGGTGATTCATTTGTTTTGCTTTCTCTTGATTGCCCTCATTGCCACGGTTCAAATTGGGATGATGACAAGAATCAAGCTTGCGAACACGATGGTGCAACTTGGAAATCAATTTCAATTCTTAATCCAGATTCTGTAATCAAAAGCCCAGGAATGATTGATCAACCTGGTAGTTATGCTTATAGACCATCTGCAGAAGAAATTAGAATTGTAAATGAAAGGCATCCCAAAGAAGTCTACGACAAGATTCCTGATGATATCAAAAAGATGATTATCCAGGGAAATCCTATCAAACTCAATCCAATTTCTATCCATCATTTCAAATATGGATCAAACCCTTGGGAAGATTATGGAATTTCTATGATCAGACCATTGTTTCCAATTTTAACTTACAAAGATAAATTACGTCAGGCACAATATATGATTGCTGAACGTCTTATCTTACCAATCAAGGTAGTCAAAATTGGTAGCGACACAAGACCAGCATCACAAGAAGATATTGACAATGTCCAAGATGAATTGGCATCTATTGCTAATGATCCAAACTTAACTCTTGTAACTCACCACAATTTTGATCTTGAATGGTATGGAGCTACAGGAAAAATTCATCCTCTCACTGGTGAATTTGAATTAATTGAGCAAGAAATTTTAGATGGTGTTATGCTCAATAAAGCTCTCTTGAATGGTGAGGGTCCAACTTATGGCAATGCTCAAGTTGGTCTTCTTGCAATGGCTCAAAGATTAGAGACATTTAGAAGAGAAGTTGCACACTGGATTGAACAAAATGTTTTTATGCCAGTTGCTAAATGGAATGGTTTTGTAATTGAAGGAGAAAGAGGTCAGGATGAGTTAGTTTATCCTAAAATAAAATTTGATGACCTTCAATTACGTGATGATACTGGTAAGCTCCAAATGCTTGTCACTGCTAATCAAAATGGTGTTATTTCAAATGTTTCACTTATTGAGGCTTTTGGATTAGATTCTGATCAAGAAATTGAAAGATTAAGATTTGAGCAAGGTGCTAACTTTATGAATGATCAAAGTTTTGGCACTCCAAATGTTTCTTTAAGTTTTCAAAGTGGTGGAGTTACTGGTCAAGGTTTTGGTGCAGCATCTCCTGATATGTCAGGTGGTATGGGAGCACCTCCACCCGCTGATTTAGCTGTAGGCGGTGGTGCTCCACCACCAGCAGCCGCTCCTCCAGCTCCAGGTGCTGCTCCTGCTCCAACAGCGTCAACTATGACTAAAAATTACAAGTTAGCAAGTGCAACAATTAATGAAATTTATGATGAAAGAATTAATGCAAAAAATTCAAGTGTAAGAACTGCTAGCAAAAGAATTAAGTCTGCTGCCCACGAATATTTCTTGATGTCTTTGACTCCAGTGACTGGTAGGGGTTCTCTTGGCCCTCTACCAAGTGAATATGATGGATTATTTGGTTCAATACAAATTCCACTTTGTGGTGGGGATAATTCTCATCCATTAAATAATTATGCTCTGGAAGAAATATATCAATATGCCAATAATGATAATGAAGCTATCAAAAAATATGCAAAAAAGAAAGTAGACGTTGCACAACAGCCAAAAATGTTTACTGGTCTAGAAAAGAAATTATATGGCTTGACAATGTCTTTAAATATGCCATTTCCTTTATATGCTCAATATTCTGCCGGTCCAACAATGGATTATCAATTAGATGCTGCAATTCCTAACTTAAAAATTGGCATAGAAGCGGATGGAGAAATTTGGCATAATAACCCAGATAAGATTGCAAAAGATAAACGTAGAGATTCTGAATTAGCTGCAAATGGATGGATTATAGTTAGATTTACTGACAAAGAAATCAATGATCATCCACAAGATTGTTTGAATGTTCTTATAAAAGCAATAAAGAAACGAACAGGTATGGGTGAAGGAAATTCGGAATACTTATAATTGAAGAATAGTTTGTCACTGTACAATAAACCCGTCGATTTCGACGGGTTTAAATTTTACAGGTTTTAATATGTTAAAAATAGAACAAATCCTATTGATAACTTTATTTTTTGAGGATTGAATATATGTACAAGGTTGCAAAAGGAGGAGCTATTACTATTAATAGTTTTCTCAACGAAAATGACCGAAATATAGCTAGAGATTATATTATTAAGACCGCTTCATCTAATATGAGAGAAGCTGCTAAAATTGGTCTCCAATCTCTATATGCTGATCCAAAAGAAGTCCTAGAAAAATACAAAGATTTCGACATCGTTAAAGAAATGCAAGCTCGTAAGGGTGCAAAACTTTTATGGGTAAGAGCTAGAGCTATTGATGCAGATGTTGTAAATGCTAACGGAGACTTATTTTCTAAAGAAGAACTCCTTAAAGAAGCTGAAATTAAAGGCCAAAAAATTCCAGCTTATAAGACTTTTGAAGGTGTTCCAATTTACACCAATCATAAGAATGACGACATCGAACAAGCTAAAGGTATGGTTGTTTACGCAGAATGGGACGAAAAAGAAAATTGCGTATACTGTACATTCTTCGTAGATGAAGAAGCTTACCCTGATATTGCAAGAAATATTCGCACCGGCGTTATTCACGATGTTTCAATGGGTGCTAGTGTTGAATGGGGTGTCTGTTCGATATGTGGCAATAAAGCATACACTGAAAGAGATTACTGTGAGCATCTTAAAAAGTATAAAGGCAAGATTTATCCTGAATCTGGCAAAAAAGCATATGAAAAGAACTATGGTGTTAAGTTTATTGAATTAAGCTGTGTAGGTGATGGTGCTTTCGAATCTTGTGAAATTCAAGAAATTTATGACGTTGATGATGTTTTAGATGCTGCAATGAATCTAGAAAAGAAAGCAAATGAGCTTTCTGCAAATATCGTTTTAGCATTACAAGGATCTCCTCAAGAATCTTCCATCAGACCAGAATACGAAAATTGCTTAAGAGTAGCAAATTCTACAGCCAAAACAGCAGTAAGGTTAGCACAACAAGCTGGCACTCTCGTTGGTGGGCCTTTATTAGCAGGAGCCGGAGCTAATCAAAATTCTACTGTTCAAGCAGTATTGACAGCACTTGGAATTGATCCTGCTTCTGGATTAAATATTCTTGACTTGATCAATTTATCATTGAACTTCTTAGAGGTTGCAGTGATGAATATGTTTGCAAGGAAAGATAATGTTGATTTAGGACACGTTGGCAAAATCACCAAATCAATGGCTGAACTTCAATCTACCATGCAGGACATGATTGATGACGGTGTTGATGTTGGTAGTGGACAAAGACCACAACAAATCAATCAACCTCAAAATATGCAACAGGGGCAAGCTCCACAAGCTTCTCCTATGAATGCAAATGTTGGTCTGGCTAATTATGCACCAACTGAATCTGTAGGCAAGGTAATGGACCTTACCTATTCTGGAGATCAAGGTAGTCAAGTTGGAGGCGGTGTTGCTTTAGCCTCTAGCAATCACAATTTGGTCTGGGCTTCAAGAGACGGTAAAAGAGAAGTTTTTGCCAGTACTCAAAAAGGTTCATCTTCTAATAGAATTTTGAATTTTTCACAAAGCATATTAAATTTAAAAGAAAATTTAAACAACGATGCTCAAATTCAAAAAAGTATTGATAATGTCATTAGAGTTGCTAATGAGAGAAGCAAAAATATAAAAACAAATACGCCTTTTGTGGCGGGGAGCAGAAATCAAATGGATCACTTTGCAAAGATTGCATCAGAGCAAAGAAAAAAACTTGCTGCTGCAGTTACAATCGATTTTAAAGTCGAGGATAATGCAGGTAATAGAGTTGTTCTTTC